ACCCGCGTCGGGCGCGGGCGGCGGGTCTTAAAAGCATATAGGTTCTGCGCAAATGGCCGATGCTACATAAGTCTATGAATACGCGGTGGTTACGTGCGAAAACGGGCAAAACTCGGTTCTGCGCTGCGCAGGCCGAAAACAGGGGTCGGTGCGTGGTTCTGCGCTGAGCGAGAGGCACATTTCGAGTGCGTTTTTGGTGTGTAAGTGCCGGTGGGACAAGGGGTTATAAATATTCTTCGAGGATGAGTGCAAAACGGGTAGAATCGGACATATCGGACGTGGTATCGGACGGTTTTTACGTCCAAACAACGATCGAGGCCCCTGGCAAGTTCCGTGCCAGACGGCGTTGCACTGCCTGTGAGTTTGTCTCGTGTTCCACATCAAACGACCATCTTAGCGGCGGCGGATAGGGCTGTCAACTCCTCGCGAATGGCCCGAAGGCGCGGGATCAGACTGAGGACTCTGCGGGTGGCGATCTGCATCTCCGTTCGGGAGCGGTCCCTGCTCCAGGACTCGATCCGGGCATCGATGTCGCGGCGCACGGCGCCGGGCAAGCCGTCCCACCAGAGACGAAGGGTGGCGATCAGTTCAAACTTGGCATGGCGGTCGCCCTTGGCGACGCGGAGGAAGAAACCACGCCAACGGGGGTCGAGGGATTGCAACCAGGTGACCAAGGGGTGCGGGGACGAAGGGGCGGAGGGACGGAGGGACGAAGCGTTGGAGGGTTCAAGCGTTGAAGACTTCAAGTTGTGGATCGCGGCGCGGGTGGCGTGGTCGTAGACGTCACGCTTGCGGGAACGTGGGTCGGGAATGTCCGGCCAACGGATGGTTTGCGGCGACCGGAGTGGGACGGAGCCGGGGGCGGTTGTGCTACATTCTCGGCGGTAGTCGTTCTTGTCGCAGGCGCGAAAGAGCCAGGTCTCAAAGTCGTACCGGGCCCAGCGAGCGAAAGGTTTGAACGGGAAACGCTGACGGTCGCAGGGCCAGGAGTAAAGACAGTCGATGGAGGCGAGAACGTCGGCGATCGGGAGGGACGAAGGGACGGAGGGATGGAGGGATGAGGGGCGGAGAAGAGATGCGGCGGAGTGCATCATCGGCGTGTCGATGCGATCGGCGTTGCCGATGCGGAAACACCACCAGGCGCAGATGAGAACGGCGTCGGAGGCGGTTTGAGGATCGAGGGAGAGGACGGCGGAAGGGGCGGGGGCGTAACGATCGCAGAGGCCGGCCGGACCTTCGATGTCGAGCTTGCGCGACCAGGCCTGAAGCGATCGCGGGCTGCATTTGATCGAAGCGGAGTCGGAGACCTGATTGGCGAGGCTGATACGCGAAGTCTTGGGATTCTGCTCGCACAACTCACACCAGCGGGTGACGAGAGACAAACGGGCCTCAGCCTGATTGTCGATCATCGAATGTCGAATGTCGAATGGACCGCTTCCTGACGGGCGCGGCTCTGGTGCGCGGTTGCGGTAGAGGATTACCACGCTCGTGCGGCCGCCGACCGAATAAGGAAATTCCACGCGGCCGGTGACGCGATCGCCGTCGCGAGAGGCGAAAATACGCACACTGGCAAGCTCGATCGAGGGGCGTTCGATGGGGGTTTGAATGGCGGTCGAGAGGGTCATGGTCCAACCTCCGCGAACGCAAGCGGGCGCGTGACTTCGACGTCATAAAGACGATGCTTGCCACGCACGGGAAAGGGAACAATCCTCCGGATGTTGTCGAGAACCCAGGCGTAGGCTCCCGGTTCCCATGCGCAACACGCCGCCAACACTTCCCGATGCGTTTGCGCCATCGGACGACAGTCCGCAAGGTTGACCAGGGCGACGGCGTGCCCGTAGTAGACGCCGGGATACCCGCAACGGCGCAAAGTCGAGCAAATGAGCAGTTCACCGCGATACGACGTCCGCCAGCGCCGCGTTTCGATGGTTTTCACGCCCTCGGCGATCATGTTGGCCCAGGGTTGGTGCAGGGATATCGCCTTCATCAAGACGGACGGCGTTTGAACGGCGGTCGAGGGGGTCATGGATCGAAGAACTCCATCTCCACGCTTCTAGGCTCGGATTCGCCGAACGTACTGCCGGGTGTGGAGTTATCATCACGTCGGCTTTGCGGCGCGGTGCGAACCTTCGTCCCGTATTCGCGCAGCCACCTCGACGTCGCCGCGTAACTTGCCGGCCACATCCAGGCGTTTTGGACCGCCTTGGCGCACGTCATCTCGTGGCACGTCTTCATCGTGAAACGCTGCGGGGCGTGGTATAGGCCATAGAAGTAATCAATCGCCTCTTGCGATCGCCGTTCATACGCCTCTCCACCCTTCGGTTTGTTCCCCCGCCGGTCGATCAACCCTTCGACTCCGCGGATCGATCGATCATCGCCGATCGCGTAGTACCTCGCCCGCCACAATTGAAGCGTCCGAACCGAGATGGGGAAGTCGTCACTCTCCACCCCCTTGGCTTGGGCGACGATGCGCTCCGCCGCATCCGTCTCCGTCATCTCCCAAGGTTCGCCATACAACTTCTCCCACTCCTTCAGCCAGCGGCATCTCCTGTACGCCTGGTGGACCTTGCGCACCGGGTACCGGATGATTAGCGCCGGCTTCACGGGGTTTCGGCGCTCCATGTTGAAGTGCTGCGCGATCAGGGGCATCAGCGCGCCTCCACCGCGCAGAACTCGGAATCCTCTCGATGGGGGTTGGTCCGCGCGCGCCACCCGCGAGCGAATGCCCAATTCAGGAGTTTGCAGATCTCGGCTCCTGAGTACCTTTTGTCCGACCTCCACCATTCCGCCCAAAGCTCCTCCCCGGAGGCGCAGAGAACGACGTCGTACGAAGGCGGGCCTTGCCCTCGACGCTGAACGCGGAACTCCTCTCTCGGCGGAACGGTCGGTTGCTGTGTCTTGGACATCGTTCTAACCCTTTGAGATATTCAGGCTGATCTTAAACGGACCGAGCACCATCCATCCGCCGCTTGTTGCAACCTGATCGGCTTTGCGGGGTTTCCCTGCCCCGTTTATCTCACCCTTCCGAGCGAGGAGCCGATTGCCGTCAATCTCGATGGTAATCTTGTTCGTCTCGTCCAGATCGATCGTCAGGTTGTTGCTCTGTAAAACGCTCTTCATCACTACCTCCCTGTAATGGGGTTTCCAAATATCCTTGACCGCGCCAACGAGGTCGCGGTTCCTTTCGCATTCGTCATTCGCCATTCGACATTCCCCCTGATCGGCCCCGCGCTTGCGCTTGGGGTTCGGAAAGGCACACGTCGGGGCGATCCAAAGAGGCGGAAACTTCACCCAACCGATAGCTTGAGCGCATCAACTCCGTCACGCGCCAAACGTATTCGGGGTTGCAAGATCGCACGGTCAAAGCACCGCGCAACAGGATCAGATATCGGCCTTCCCGTTGCTCGAAAGCGACGAGCACGCCGTCGATCTCCCGGTTGAGAATGCGACGATGTAGAGGTTCGGCCATAGCGTTCACGCAACTCCCAGGCACACGTCGCAGGCGCCGCAACCATTGTCCGCTTCCTTACGGGCGCGGCTCGGATCGACCGGCGGTGGTCGATGCTCCTGGCCGAAGTATTCGACTAGGTGGGCGTGACGACACAGGGGGAGGGCGTCGCGGTACTTGAAACCGCAGAAGGCTTCCATGTCGCTGAGGGCGATCATCTTGCCGTGGTAAGCGGGATCGTCCGCTCCCTGACGGTCGCGGTTCTGAAATATGGAGAGCCAATGGTGATGGTCGTCGGGGGAGTAGAGCAAGACGCACTCCGCGGGTCGGCCGTCGCGGCCGGCCCGGCCGATCTCCTGATGATAGATATCCAGCGAAGAAGGCATTCCGTGGTGGATCACGAAACGGACGTCGGGCTTGTCGATGCCCATGCCGAAAGCGATGGTGGCGACGACGATCCGCGATCTCTGATCGCGGACCAGAGCCCCGGCGTTCACGCCGGGGGAATTCCGCCCGCCATGAATGGCGGGGCTCGGGCACGGCGCGGAATCGGGGGCAATGAACCATTCGTGGACGGCGCGGCGCTCTTCGGAGGAAAGGCCGGCGTGATAGGGGCGGGCAGACAAACCGTATGCGGAAAGCATCGCGGCGACGCGCTCAGTTTCGGCGCGGGTGGGGCAGTAGACGATGCCGTCGACAGCCGAAGGGACAGAGGGACGAAGGGACGAAGGGATCGAGCGGATCACCTTGACCAAGTGGGCATCGGGGTCCCGCGGGTCGCGGAAAACAACGCGGAGGGTTAGGGTGGGGCGGTCGAAGTCGCCGATGAGTTCCACCGGTTTGCGGAGCATGAGGGATTCCTTGATCTGCTCGCGCACGCGCGGGGTGGCGGTGGCGGTGAAGGCGGCGACGGGAACGTGAGGGAACATCACCCGCAATTGGCCGAGTTTGGCGTATGCGGGACGGAAGTCGGGACCCCAGATGCTGATGCAGTGGGCCTCGTCGATGACGAAGCTGCGCAGTTCGCATTGCATGAGGACGGGCAGGAAGGCGAGATCGTCGCAGCGCTCAGGTGAAACGTAGAGCAGACGCAGACGGCCGTCCTTGGCGGCGCGGACCTTCTCATCGTTTATTCGCCAATGATCGCCGCTGTGGATGCAGTCGGCGGCGATGCCCCGCGACTTGAGGGCCATGATCTGATCGTCCATGAGGGCGATGAGGGGAGAAACAACGAGGGTCAGGCCGGACTCGGCGACGGCGGGAAGCTGATAGCAAAGACTTTTGCCGCTGCCGGTGGCCATGATGACCAGAGAGTCCTCGCCGTTCAGCGAAGCCTCGATCGCCTCGCGCTGCAGGGAGCGGAACTCGATCACGCCGAAGAGGCTCGCGGCCAGATTGCCAATTGTCGATTGCCGATTGTCGATTGAACGGCGAGAGCGGCGCTGACCCGTCGCTGGCGATCCGGGATTCGATCGTTGAATGGGCAGGGTTACCGTCATGAGATCTCCCTTTGCGAGATTCACTTCTCCGTGAACGGGGCGCTGGTTGCTTTCGGTGCGGCGGAGGGCAGCTTCCGTATTTGCACCGTAAGCGCTTGCCGTATCTCAAACGTGAGCGATTTCGCCGCCTCCGCGAATCGTACCACCCCTGGATATATGATGACCTCCGCACCCGGTCCCCACTTGTCCAACACGAGATTGAGAGGGACGCCGACTTCTTCATCGAGCCAAAAGTTGTCGCCGTGACCTGGACCGTAGAAATACAGCTTCGGAATGGTTGGCAATCGGCTGAGGGCTTGCAAACGGGCGTCGGCGAACTTCCGCCACCGATCTTCGACCGCACCACGTCCCTGATACCGCAGATTCACGAACCGGAACCTCGACAAGGTCTTGGCTACGACCTCGCAAACGGCGGCGTTGCGATCCTGGGTTACTTGTTGAAAGCCGAAGATGCTCGGGTTCCACCAGTATTCGACGCCCGTTGGAAGCAGTTTCAGGCCGCTCGCCAGAAGGGCAAGGTCAATGGTTTGCGTGCCGTCAACGTAAGACTTCATGGCCTTCTCATTCTCCAACAGCACAATCGGGATATGCGCGGCGGTCATTGGTTCTCCGGCAACGATAAGCCGGACCTCGGCGGCGACGTTGCGCCATCCCTCCACGTTGTCGAATTGCGGGAGTAGGTCCATTGTTTTGAGGCCGGGGATGATTCGCATGTTGGGAACGAGGGCCTTTAACGTCGTGAAAAGACTGGCCTTTCCGGGCATCGTCGAGACGATGCCGGCGTAGGCCAGACAGCTATCCCGCCATGTTTGCAGACCGAAGACGATTTCGTCGAGCATGCACGGTGGGTAATTGAGTTCCACCCAGGGAATGACTTTCAGGGGGAAATATCTGCACAGTCGTGCTTCCGCGCCGACTTCACCGAAGGCGGACCCGGTCACCTTTGCCTTATCTGCGACCTCGGGTTTCGTCAGCCCGGGCATGGGAGGACTCGTTGCGGCGCACCCTTCGAGGGCATATCCGGCGATGAGTCCGAACAGAAATAACAACGCGATCCGCTTCAAGGGATTTTCCTTTCTTCGCGGCTCAGAACGAGCCTTTCGTTTGGGTTGGACGGCGCGGCGGGACTTTCGCGGCGCGCCACCATGTCCTTCAACGCGCGGATCACCTCGCCCGCGCGGGCGGTGGTGAGGAGATCGCGGGGTTCCTTGACCTTCCAGTTCTTGAGGAACCACGCCGAGGCGGCGGCGAGGTTGCCCTCGAAATAGCGGAGCATCAGACGGCCGATTTGCTCGATGTGGTCCGACTGGATCGTGCGGGGAATGGAGCGCCCCAGAGCCCCGGCGTTTACGCCGGGCGGAATTCCCCCCGCATGAATGCGGGGACTCGGGCGATGACGGGGGCTCGGGCGGCGACGGCGATAGGGCCAGGGCTTGCCGCCCGGAGGATTAGGCAAGTCGCGGCCGGAGAAATGCTTGATCCAATCGGAGCAGTCCTTCGCGGAGAGGGCGCAGAGCGAACCGCCGACCATTGCCCGCAGTTCGTGAACGTCGAGGCCGCGCTTGAGCGCCGCGAGCACCAGGGTTTGATGCTGCTTCTTGCTGCTGGAGCGGGGAATGTCGTGCAGCGACGGGATTGGCGATTGGCGATTGGCGATTGTCGAATGAGTCATTGGGGCACGGGCTCCGGTGCTTCGGGCTGTTGGAGCGCATTGACTGTGAGCATGAATGATTCACGGTCTTCAGCGGACAACGGGGCAAAATGAAGGATCGCACCGGCGATGATATCTCCCTTGCTCGCGCGTGAGCGGGCGCGAAGATCGAGTAGCAAGTCGTTCACCTTTGGTGGCAAATAGATCGTCAGGCTGACGGCCTGCGGATGTTTTCTGCGATGTTTGTTCAGTTCGGGCATGGGTTCCTGCTGTTCCAAGTGGCGTAATGACAGGCAACGGCCATGTGCGCAACGTACACCTCGTCGGCGATCCAACTCCGAAAAAAGACGCAGGGATATTCCGGGCGACGATTCGCGGCGTTCCAGAGTTGAAGGGTTGAAGGGTTTGAGGGTTGAAGAGCCGGCGGGGGGACGCGGCGCCCCGATGTTGAAGGGCGAAAAGGTTTAAGGGTTGAAGGGGGAGCGGGGGCGACGATCTGAGCGGCGAGGGAAGCCACGAGTTTGCGTAGGGCGCGGCGCGTAGCAGCCAAGGCGTGATCGAGCGCCAAGGTCGTTTTCATGCGGCGCCCTCCTTTTGTCGCTCGTCCGCCACCCAGGAGGCGGCGCGACGCCAGTCGAGCTTGCCCTTTCTCACGAGTTGCTGGGCGCGGAACCAGAAGTGGCGTTCGTCGTCATCGCCCTCAGTGAAAAAACGCAGTAGCGCGGCGCATACCGTTAGTGTGAAGGTATGGCCGCCACCGCCTGTTCCCTCCACATGTTCGAGGAGGCTGGCGGGTATCAGCAAGCTCTTCTGGATGCTCGGTTTGGCCATTGTTGCACTCAGGCCGTGGCGACGGCACTCCGTTGCTGGCGGATCAACTCCTGATCGGCGGCGCCGGGACGCAGAAGCGAATCGACATGGGCTAGATCGTCGGCGGCGATGGTCACGACGTCGTCTTCGGAAAGACTTTGACGCTTGCGGGCGCGACGCGCGCCGTTCATCACCAATACCCGGCAACGTCGCAACGATCCCCAGCCGAGAAGGTTGGCTACGTCGAGCAGGTACGCGGCGGCGTCGGCGGCGAGGCGGATGGGCGGCTTCTCGTAGAGCTTGCGAATCTGCTCGATGGTGAAGTACTTCTTGCCGCCCGATTCGGCGCTGTGGCCTTGAACCACGTCGCGGATCACATCGAACCGGGAATGAATCTGCCCCGCGTCGGGTTGGGCGGTGCGCTCCACGCGATCGCGGAGGTCTTTGGTGGCCAAGAGGAGAATCGGGCATCCCGTGTCGTCGTGAATCTCACGGAGGACCTCGATGGCGTCGTCGTTGAGCTTGTGGGCTTCGTCGATAAAGAGGAGCCGGTTACTACCGCGGAGTTCATCGAGGATACGCTCGAACTGCGTGATGCGGTTGGCGCTGCTGCTGACCGGCTTGCGAAAGCCAAGCTCGCGGGCGATCAGGCGGATTAGGCCGGTCGGGGCATAGGCCCCATGCTTGACGGTGACGAAGATAGCGCCCGGAGTGTTGGCTTTGAAAGCCATAGCGCAACGTGTCTTGCCGATGCCGCTCGGGCCGACGGCAAGTCCCATCGTGCCGTTTTCCAGCACCAACTGGGCGATGGCCCGGATCTGGGTCGCGGTCCTGATGTCGACGAAGTCGCCGTCGAGTTTGGCGGCCTCGCGGCGGGCGTGTTGCTCGACCCAGGCGTTGAGAACACGTATCTGCTGGTCGGCGTTCTCACGGAACTTGTAGATGACCAACTCGCGGATCGTCGATCCGCGGGGAGTTCCGACCTCGCGTCCGACGTCGGAAAAGTTGATGTCCCGGCGCTTGCAGTAGGCGGCGAAGTTGGCCATCGCCTGCTTGCGCTCGGCGTCGGTGAGAGATCCTTCGTTCGGCAGCGTCCATGCAGCCATTAGCGTATCCTGGTCCGTCAGGAAACCCTGGAGTTCCTGATTGTCGGTCATGGAAAGTCGTCAATCTCCGAAGACTCACCGTCGCCTTGCGGCGACGGCTCCGAGAGTAGATCGTCGCAATCCCAATCGGCCTCCGGCGGGCGCACTTCTCCGGAGAGAAGTTCGCTGAGATCGCCGGGCACGAGGTCGCGCATAGAGGCCGATTCAACCCACGTTTGAGGGGGGATCGACTGGCCCTCGAAGCCGCATCGAACGGGGGCGATGTTGGGGCGGGCGTTGTCGGTCCCGGTGGCGCGAAGAGTTGCCGCTTGCTCGCGGCGATCGCGGTCGAGAACGGCGGATACATCGAGCGTGCGGCGGGCGGACTTCTTGGCGTAGTCCACCATCTCCTTGCGATTGCGATTCACCGCGGCGCTGGCCTCACGGAGGTCATCGCTCTTGTCCAGGGGATGAATGCGTTTGTTGGGGTCCAGAACGCAAATCTGCCGGTGATTGCCGGTTTCGTAAGCGACGCAACGCGCCGGATATTCGGGATCCACGGACACCAGTACCTTGCGCCCGATCCAGGGGCGGAGGCCGGCGGTGCGGGCCCCGTATCCGAGGTGTTTGCCGCAGACGGTGAGGTGCACCCCGTTGGGACCGACCTTGTACTCGCCGCGAATGGAAATCAGACAATCCAGTTCGCCTTCGACGGCCTTGCGAAGGCGCGGCGCGGCATTCCATGCAGCGAGCGGCGAGCGGCCGTTCATGCCTTCGCCACGATGCGCGGCGGCATGGTAGATGGTCAGGTAATCGCCTATCGCGGCGGCGGCGCCCTCAAGAGTCGGAACGGCGCTGCCGTCGACCAGGGCAAGAGGATCGACGCCGCGACCGGTATATCCGTCGCGGATCAGTTGCAGGCTCTCCGGGCGAGCCGATGGAGTGTGGCCGCAATAAGTATTGAAGAGCTTGCCGCACTGATCCTCGAAAGTGCGGAAGAAACGTTCCAGAGTGCCCTTGCTCCAGGGCGAGTAGCGCTTGGCCAGGATCAGTTCAACCCCCAGTTCGGGCACGATTCCTCGCCAGCGGGGATCGTCGCAGACCACGTGATCGCGGCTCCTGCGGACGATGGCTTTCCATTGCGGGCCGTAGTCGCGGCGCAGGGCGCGAGCCTCCATCTTGGTCAGACCGGTGAGGGCCTTGGCGGTGAAGTCCTTGCCGTTGTCGACGCGCATAACTTCAGGAATGGCCTCGCGGAATGCCATCCGTAGAGCGACCAGGATCGCTTCCTGGTGAGGAGCCGGGCCTAGATGCCAGCCCGCGATGCGCCGCGAACCGCAGTCTTGAATGGCGGTTAGCCACGGACGAATCTGGTGATCCTTGTAACGAACCCAGAAATCGACCTGATGGTGATCGCAGACGTAGAAGCGGCCTGGATCGACGGCGTCCCAATCCTGCTCGCTGTAGGGCATGTATTTCTTGGAGTGGAGCGTCTTGCCGTTCCGGCAGAGGAAAGTCAGAGGGATGTCGTCACAATCGCGCAGCCAGCGAGCGGTCGCGGACACGCTGGGCGGCCAGGACCATCCTTCGCGGCGGGATTCACGCTGGGTGATCTCGTGGCAGAGTTTGAGGGTGAGTTTTCGCTCGGTTCGGAAAAGACCGTAAAAGAAGTTGATGGCGGCGGCGGAGCGGGAGGATTCACCGCCGGGGGCTGCGGTGCCACAGGCATAGCGATCGACCAGAGCCTCCAAGCCGCGAATCCGGCCGTCGTCGCCGATCGTGTTGTAGGCGGACCACCAGGACTGAAGGGAACGGAGGCTGATGAGGAAGTCGGCCCCTTCGTGCTGCTTGGCCTCGGCGACGACGACGCGAGCGATATCGCGGGCGGTGCGACATGGCGGCGCTTCGCTTGGCCATGCCACCCGCGGGGTAGCGCAGCGCGAACGCCACTCCTTCATCCAATACGCCTTGCGGTAGGCGCGTTCGACGTCATGCCGCGGAAATCGGGACTGAAGATTCTCGCGGGCGGCCTGCTGGCAGGCGTCACGGTCGGGATTGCCGATCGCCGATTGTCGAATGTCGAATGAGACTAGAGCCGTCATCTCTACGCCACCCGCGCATCCGCCAAACGTTGCAGGAACTTTCCCAAGGCGACCGGCTCGGTCGCGGCCCGGTAATCGAGGGCGAAGACGGAGCCGTCGTCGTAGAAAGAGGCCTCGTAGCCGACGCCGCAAAACTCGCAGTATACGAACTTGTCCACGCGATCGGGCCCGCGGGCCTCGGCGAAGTCCTCGCGGGGGATCATGCCGCCGCAGCGGGGGCATTCCTGGTAATCAACATGCAGCATCGGGAACCTCCACGGTCGATTGCCGATTGGCGGCGGCGCACCAGGGGCACAGTTTGGTCAGTTCCCCCGCCAGGACGGCGCGGTCCTGGGGAGCGCAAAGTACATCGCGCATTTCACGGCGGGCGCAGGCGCAGCGGACGTTCACGGCCAGATGCTCGTAAGCCTCCGCGAAGTTGATCGCCAGCCAACCGAGGGCGAAGGCCGCGAGGCCCCAGAGGATGTCCGTCACAGGGACATAGGGACAGAGGGACGAAGGGACGGAGGGAAAAACAGAAACGCAGAAAGCAGAAATCACGGGTTCACCGCCTTGCGCTCCACGGCGCGGTTGAAGGTGTTGACGATGGCGTGGTGCAGGTTGGCGTCGCGCTTCCGATGGACGTGGAAGGCGTCGTCGTACTCGTGCACGGTCTTGGCGTCGAAGTCGTCGATGCGCCCGTCGGCCAGGATCTGGGCCACGGCCTTCATCTGGTCGTGGTAGGCGATCTCGGCCTCGATGGCGTCGCGGAAAAACGCGGGGGCGGAGGCGGGGCAGTTGCAACGAATGTCGCTGATCTCGAAGTCGAACTCCTCGGGTATGAGCAGGGCGACGATGCGGCGATCGCAGAAGTGCTCCAGGATGGATCGCCAGAATTCCACGGGGATGTTGCGCGTTCCGTTGCGGTATTCGCTGATGGTCTGCTCGGCCTTGCCCGTCCAGACCACGAGTTGTTTGACCACGAAGCAGGTGACCTGGCCGTCCACCCGATCGCGGACCAATGCGGCGTCGTTGAGCAAGGCGCTTAATAGTTCAGCGTCGCGGCGCACGTCGTTCACGAAGAGGCCTCCTTGCCTGGGACGAAGGGACACTGGGACGTAGGGACGAAGGCACTGAGGGACAAAGGGACGAAGGAACGACCGGAGAAACGGGTTGTGAAATCCCTTGGGGAACGGGGTTCGCCGGAGTACCATTCAAGGAAAGGACGCTGAATAGAGCATCGCCGAAGCGGGTGCAGACGCACACGCCGGGGTCGGCGTCGAGGAGTCGTTCGGTTGAGCGGTTCGTCGTCATCGCATCCGCCCCGCATGAATGCGGGGGCTCGGGCCCTGAACCCCGGCGTTCACGCCGGGGGAGTTCGGGAAAAGCATTGCCCGGGGCCCGCGCGGCGAGGGCCGCACGTGGGAGTATCGCCTACGTTCCATCCGGGCGCTCCTGAAACAAGACAGCTTCGCCAGTCGGGTTCCTGCGTCGGTTGAGTGGTTGTACCGGGTGTCGCGTGTGGGAAACTCCCGCCGCTTCAACCGTCGCTCTCACCGGATACGTACTGCCGATCTGGCACTCGGCGGATCAGGAAGCGGTCCAGATGACCGCGAGCCTCCGGGCAATCTCTTACGCTTTTCCGCGAACTCAGCGTGACGCGGATTCACGCTTAAGGCTGTAAGTCCGCTTCCTTACGGTCGCGGCTCTGAATTCCGTCAACGCCGCTTGTGGCGGCGGTCGTTTAAGCGGGTCGTGCTCCAGGATGCAGTGGCCGCGTCGTGGACACGATCGACCACGGCCAGGAAGTCCCCAATCTGGGCAAAGACGGTGAAGCTGACGCTCTTGGCGGCGATGCGGTCGTAGACGGAAACCGTGATGGTGTGACGCCCGCGATTGATTCGACGCCCCATCGGTCAGCCTGCCTTTCGCCCCCGTCGCGGCGAGACCAGGAGAGGCTCGGACGCGGCGGAACTGGTACAATGAAGCGATGAACATCGAACCGGAGTGGCCTCTGCCAGCGACGATCGTGATCCCCGGCGCCGTTTACGGGCGGTGCATGGAGTATTTCCTAGATGAGCTATTTTCGGAGGACCGACACCAACAAATCGTCGAAGGGCAGGCGGAATTCGCGGTGCTGAGCGATCACGAAGACGAGCAAGTTCGGCGCGCGTTGGGCGGCGCCATATCAGTTCCGTTCTGGCGGCGTCGAGAGCACGCTGCACGCGACTGGGATCTGGCCTTGGCCCGCCTCGCGGCGAGGAAAGTGATGGGTCTCGCGCAGTTTGGAGGAGGGCTACGGCAAGTGCGCGTAGATCCGCGATCCGCGGAATCGTGGTGCGGAGGGCTTCCGCGGCGAGCGAAAGGAAGCGATCCGCAGGGTGAATCGATCTGCCTTTGCCTCGTCGAGACGTACGAGTACTGCTGCTGGCTGGCCGAGGGCGGACACCCGGACCTTGGCCGATGGATCGCGCGAGCGGTCGAACAGGGCCTTTGGTCCTAGCCGACTTACGGTCCGGGGACGGTCGTTTTTTGGCCATCGGTCAGCCTGCCTTTCGCTTTGTTGCCGTGTCGAGGGCCCGCCCACGAGAATTGAGCCAACGTTGGTACTCGCGGGTTCGCCTGAGAAGCACAGCGGCGGCGCTTGTCGCGCTGCCGAACTGGGCTGCCATGTCGGAAAGGAAGTCCACGATATCCTCGTAGGCACCTTTCCGCTGGGAACCCGTGATGTTGACCACCTTGCCCATGATATACCAGTATAAACCAAGATCGGCTCGATGGCAAGGAAAATCTTGGAAAATCTTGGATTTCGGTTTTAGGTGATGGTGATAGGCTGAGACTGTGCCACAAACGAACCTGGATCTGGCCGAGGAGATCGACCGCCTTCTTCGTGCTGAAAAGAAGAGGGGCCCGTCAATTACCTCGACGATCGAATCCGCTGTTTACTGGTTTTTACACCGGCTGACGCCGCAGGAAAGGGAATGGGCGCGTGAAGAATGCCAGGAGTTGATTCGCACGGGGAAGGTGCCGATTCCAAAGCTCGGCTCTGAGTTGGTGCAGGCCCTGCATACCGGGCAAGGACAGGGATCGCAACAATCAGATCGGAAAATTGAAGGCGATCGATGAGTTGATGTGCCTGATCCCGCGCCAATTGAAGTTCCGATTGTATCGCAAACTGAATCATGGCAGCCTTCCTTTAGAGGGGCCTGGCGGGTCCGCCTCCTTGCGGACACAATTCCTTGGCCACCGCCAGGCGAGACCGGGCTGGCATCCCGAGGCACTGCTCAAGAGCAGTGGCACGCGGGGATCGGAGAGCATGTTAGCAAGGAGTTAGGGTGTTTGTCAAGCCTATTTTCGATTGTCGAATGTCGATTGTCGAATGGGGGCCGGGGGCCGAGAATGCGGGGATGAACATCTTCTGTCCCAACTGCGAGAACGAATGCTCCGAGGCGGCGGCGACGTGCCCGAAGTGCGGGCATCCGTTGCGGTTTACACTCCCGCCGGGGTTGAAACCGGCCCTGGCGGGGAAGGATCGCCGAGAGGGATGGACCGAAGTTGCCGTGATTTGCGGCGCTCTCCGGGTGATCGGCGCCTTCGTGATCCTTGGCGGGCTCGCGGTGTGGTCGGACGGGTGTGAAAGCAAACGGGTGACGGCTTCGGGGGTGCATTTTGATTGGGCGACGATCGGGGTTGGTGTGGGGATCATCTGGACCGGGTGCGTGGGCTTCGCAATCGCCGGAATCTGGCAAGCGATCGAACGGGCGGCGAGGAGGTGAGGGATGGGGGCGAGTTACAAGTTACGAGTTACAAGTTGCCGAGATTGCCCAGATTGACATTCCAAAAAAAATCCAAATGGGGGGTTGACAGTCTCGCCGGGCGGGGCAGAATCCCACGCATCGGACGGCCAAAGGCCGTCGATATCTTACGCTTTTCCGTAGAGACCTGATCCGAACAGTGCGGCTAACCCGCTGAAAAGCGGGCGCAGTTGAACTTTGCAGCCACGAAGGCACGAAGCCACGTAGCCACGAAGGGAAACTGAAAGCCGACCACGATATGGACCGGGTTCGAGCTCAGCGTGAAGCTGAATCGGACCCGGTTTTTTGTTGCGCCTCCGAGCCGGGCGGAATTCAGCCCCCCGCATGAATGCGGGGGTTCGGGCGACGCCGGGCGGAATGCAGGGAAGCGGGATGGCAAGGATGCCAACGAAGAGGGACGCAGGGACCAAGGGACTAAGGGACCCAGGGACGAAGGTTCCGGGGTTGCAGGGTTTAAGATACCCACTGCTAAAGAACAGTGGTGCACGAATTCTCTCCCCACCCAGAGACGCCGACTCGGTCCCTCCCCGAGCGGCGTCTCGTTTGCGCGGGGGGAACCGCTCCCTCACGGTCGCGGCTCGGAGCAAGGCGCGGCTCGGAACGGGCGCGGTTCGGATCGCAGATGGGGGAACGAATCTCCTCCTCCAGAGCGGACGGGGCGAGCGCCAACAATCGCCCCGTCCGCGCCCCAAAACAAAAACGCCAGGGACCCCAACATCCGAGGGGGCGCGCGGGGGATGGATCCCAGCAGGGATGCGACCGCGCGCTTTGGAAACAACCTTCGAGCCGCGAAGGCGCGAAGCCGCGGAGCCACGGAAGAAGACACTGCTGACACGGCAGTGGCACATGGACGGATTTGAGATTTGAGGTTGCAGAACGAAAGGAGTGACAGAGGATGACACAGGCAATGGACAGGGACGAAGGGACGAAGGGACGAAGGGACCGGGGGAGTGAGTGCCGAGGCGTGGCACCGAGGAAAAGGCTTTGTTTTTCGGTCTTTCTTGCGTGTGTCATGCTGTGGCACTGCGGCGGGTGCCTGAACCTCGCCAGCGCCCGTCACCTCGCCGGATTCACCGAACCGAAGTTGGTGGTGAAGAAGACGTGGAACGGGTTCTACGCCGAGGCGGGGACGGACTTCAACGGCACGATCGATGCGACCTACGACCCGGCCACCAATGCCTTCACCCTCAAGGGACAGGTGAACAGCAACGCCTCGGGAGTCATCACCGCGGAGGGCGAACGGGCCGACCATATCCTCGAACTGCGCAAGGCGGAGATCGCGGGAACCGTGGAGGTGCAGCGCCTGGTGGGCGAGAACTTCAAGGCCTTCGGGACCATGCTGGCGCTCGCGGCGGCGGGCGGGGGCGACGCGGTGGCCAAAGTGGTGGACGCGGCGGCGCCGATCCTCAAGGGGAGCGCGGCGAACTTGTCGTTGGTGGGTCTGGGAGCGGCGGGAATCAACCTCGGTGCGCCGACGTCGGGAGTGCCGCCGGCGAAGAGCGAAGAGGCCGACAAATCGCCGGGATCGTAGGGCGAGGGGAATTACGAGTTACGAATTACGAGTTACGAAATGGGGAAACCGGAAGGAGAATTGCGGAATGCGACTGATTTACTGCACCAAGTGCCGGTTAGTGGGCAACATCGAGATCGAATCGCGCATGTCATTGTCGCTCGTCTGCAACTGTCATTCAGACTTGCAGAGGCTCGCGGTGCGGGCCAAGGACGGATCGTGGAAGCTCTCTGACCGGGCGAAATTGGTGACGGTGGACGACGCGGTTTTCGAGCAGACGAGGGGCCCGACCGTGGAACGATCACATTGCGGGTGAATCAAATGCGGCGGATTCGCTGGGAAAAGGGTTACGAGGGGTTCGCATGGGGGTGCCTGATCGCGGCGGCGGCGCTGATCGCCGGGGCCGCGATTGCGGGTTGCCACCTCCATTTCCATGCCTTCGAGAAGCACTACCACGAACAGGGGACGAAGGGACTAAGGGACGAAGGGACTGAGGGAACGGACCCGTGGATCGAGGCGAACCCGAGGGGCGAACCGGGGATCGAAATCGTGATCCCGGAGCCCCGAACCCCGGCGTTTACGCTGGGCGGAGTTCCCCCCGCATGAATGCGGGGGCTCTGACAAGGGAATGACGCGATGTTGAGTTGGCTGAACGGGAAAAAGACCTACATCGGGATGATCGCGGGGGGAATGCTGGGGATCGCCGTGTCCGCGGGGTGGGTGGAGTGGGAAAAGGTGCAGTGGATCGCGGCGGCGATCGCGGCGTGGACCGGGGTGGCGATCACGCACAAGGCGGACAAAGCGATCGGGAAGACTGAGAAGGTTCAAAGTTGAAAGTTCAAAGTTCAAAAAGGGAGGTCTTTGAATTTCGATCCCTTCGAGGCTCAGGGCGAGCTTTGAACTTCGGTCTTCGGAGCACACTGACGTGAGGGATGATGCCCCGCCGAAATGCCCGCGATGCGAGAGGCCGCTGCGGCGCATGGGAGAACGGCTGAGGCCGGGAAGCGACCCGGACGACGCGGACTACGTCGAGGCGGTGATCTACCGGTGTGATGACTGCCGGTTGCGGTGGATGGACGCGATGGACGGAACGGCCCTGCAACTCATGGGGGCGGCGAAGAAACGGGAGGGGCGAAGCCCGAAGATCGAAGGGAACGACGCTTGAACGGTTGCAGGGTTGCAGGGTTCAAGGGTTGAAGGGTTGAAGGGTTGAATGCGGCGAGGGCGCTAGATTCCGAGCGGGTTCACGGGCTGAGGATTGCGGCCCTGATCGCGGCCCTGGAACGCAACCGGGACTTCGGCACGCCGCATCCCCTGCTGGCGGTCGATCTCGCGGCGGCGTGCGGATGGGGCGGAGGGCATGAGAACCGGCGACGGCGAGTGCGCGAAATGGTCGCCGAACTGCATGAGCAAGGGACCCGAATCTGCGCCTCCAGCGGGCGCCCGGAAGACTGCGGCTATTGGCTGGCCCGCGACGACGCCGAATGGGCGGCGTGGCTGGGGAGCAAGCGAATGCACGCGCGGTTCGAGTTCGCCAAACTGCGGACGATGGCCACGGCGGCGGGGGAAATCGCCGTGGGGCAGGGGAAGTTGTTCGCGGTTGCGAACACGGCGTGGGCGAGAGCATAACCGGAGCCCCGGCGTTTAAGCCGGGCGGGATGCCGCCCGCATGAATGCGGGGGCTCGGGCGCGGGGGCTCGGGCGCGGGGGCTCGGGCGCGGGCGTTCGGACGGAGTGTAGCGAAGTATGACGGCGACGGATTATCTGGCGATCGCGGGGCTGCTGGCGGGGTTCGTGGCCCTGCCCGGCGCGGTGATCGGGGTTTCGCTGAGGGGGTTGCACAAGGAACTTGCCCGCATGGATGAACGGCTATTGAACGTGGAGCAACACAAGGTCTCGCACGCGGAGTGGGTGCGGGTGACGGTGTCGCACAACAACCGCATGGACCGGGTGAGCGAGCAACTGGCGGAACTGAGCGGGAAAATGGACGCGACCTTCGGAATCCCCGCGGGATTGACACGGATCGCGGCGGCACTGGAGCAGCACACGGAGCCGAAATAGTGAGCACCTACGAAGAGGCGCGGGCCAGGATGATTAAGCAGACGCGGCGGGAAATCCTTACGGCACTCGCGGTGATGTACTCCATCGAGAGCCTGAGCTTCGATGAGATCTGCCGAGCGCTCACACACCTGGAACTGGCTGACGATCAGGTCGTTAAGAACGACCTCACCTACCTCTGCGAACGCGGATACGTGCGCTGGACCAATGAGCGGAAGATGATGCCGTGGAAGGACCGGTTCTACAAGCTCACCGCGGAGGGCAAGGACGTGCATGACAAGATTGAGGTCGATCCAAGGCTGGAACCATAGGGGATTTTCGATTTCAGATTTTCGATTGTCGAATGCGGGTGAATGTTGAATGACGGATCAATCGACAATCGCCAGTTCGAAACCGGCGTTTCCCTTGTGGGTCACGCGGGCGGCGGAGGCCGCGGGGTTGGAACCGGGGGTGCTGATGGGGCAGATCGACGAACTGCTCTACGACGGCTGGCAGCCGGCCAAGGTGCGGAGCAAGCTGGAGATCCCCGAACAGCAGGAACGGTCGCTGGAGGAGTACGCCAAGAAATACCGCTACCGGCGGGTGATCGCGCCCATGACGCGGATCCGCGAGGCCCTGGTGGCGGGGGCCGAACCGCTGAGCAAAGACTGCGTGAAGCTCTTCGGATTGGTCATGCAGCAGAGCCTCGCCGAGGGAACGGACGAGGGCAAACGACAGCGGGCCGCGGAGATCATGCTGGAATACATGGACCGCGTGGAACGGATCGGACAGCGGGCGGAAATCCTGAGTGAAAAAGCGGATGCCAACGAAGCCAAACAATCGGGCGGACCGGCGGAGAGCGCTGAGGACATGTTGCGCCGCGTGCGTCGTGACGTGTATGGCATTGAATCGCCCGCCGGGGGAAACGGCTGAGATGCAACCGGCTTTTCCACTGCGGCCGTATCAGCATCGCGCGGTCTACAACCCGGCGCGGTTCACCTGGAACTGCTGGTCGCGGCAAACCGGCAAGAGCACGGTCATGGCCTTGCGGCGGGTGATGCGGGGGCTGGAACGGAAACGCAATCAAATCCTGCTCTCCGCGGGAGAACGGGCGAGCCGGGAATTGATGCTGAAGGTGAAACAGCACGTTGAAGCCCTCAAGATCGGATTCGAGTGGCGGGAACACCAGATGTTCGAGGGGACCACGTTCAAACAACTGGAGATCGCCATCCCCGAGCGGCGAATGAGGATCATCGGACTGCCCGCCAACCCGAACACGGCGCGGGGGTTCACCGGGGACCTGCTGCTCGACGAATTCTCCACGCATCGTGACAGCCGGGAGATCTGGGGGGCGGCTTACGCAACCATCACGCACGGGAAGGGCGATTTGGACGTCTGCGGCACGCCCAAGGGCCGACAGAATATGTTCTACGCCCTGCAACAAAACGATCTTTTCAGCCACGGCACGGTGACTATCCACGACGCCATCGCGGACGGATTAGAGGCAGACGCCGAAGTCCTGCGCAAGGGCCTCATGGATGAGGAGTTGTGGCGGCAAGAATACCTCTGCGAATTCGTGGACGAGGCCACGGCGTTTCTCACCTACGAACAGATCTGCGAGTGCGAGAAGCAGGACCTCCCGCGGGAGCTGAACCTGGATGAACTGCGGAGCCTCAAGGGCGACGCCGTCGTGGGGATCGACATCGGCCGCAAGCACGACCTGACCGTGATCTGGGCCTTCGCGGTGCGCGAGCACGTGATGGAGAGCCTGGGGATGCTCGAACTAGCGAAGATGCCCTTTCGAGAGCAATTCGAAGCCGCTTCGAACGTCATCTGCCAGCGGTGCGTGCGGCGCTGCGCGGTGGACGCCAGCGGACTAGGAATGCAACTGGCCGAGGAGCTGGTTACGCGGTTCGGGGATCACACCGTGGAGGCGTGCACGCTCAGCGGCCCGTTCAAGGAACAGATCGCCAGCCGGATGCGCAACCGGTTCATCGACAAGCTGATCCGCATCCCGGTCGATGAACGAATCCGCAACGACCTGCACAGCGTACGGAAGACGGTGACCAGCGCGGGGAACGTGCGCCTGGACGCCCCGCGGGAGGAGGGATCGCACGCCGACCGCTTCTGGGCGGCGGCGCTGGCGTGTCACGCGGCGGCGGAAGAGAGCGGGCCCATCGAGTGCGAATTGGGGCCGCAACTGGCGATGGCGGGAATGAGGGACTGGTAGTGAATTACGAATTACGAATTGCGAATTACCAATGAACGGACTGAAACAACTGGCGATGCGGGTAGGCGAGGCGATCGGCGCATTGCGCGGGCGCCCGCCCGAGGGGCGGGTGTACGCCTGGAACTCGGCGCTCGACAGCCTGCGAAGTACGCTCACGCCACGGCTAACCTTTACCAACCTGGCGGCCCTCATCAGCCAGGGCAAGGACGGAGATCTGGCGACGACGCTGGCCCTGTACGAGGAAATGGAGCAACGCGATCTGCGGCTGCGGAGCGTCGCCAACACGCGGCGGCTGGCGCTCACGCGGCTGGACTATGAGATCGTCTCCGCGTCCGAGTCCATGCAGGAGGGGGCGGACCAAACGCTGGCCGACGACGCGGCCGCGTATGTGCGCGAAGCGTTCCAAGGGCTGGACGGACTGGACCGCACGCTCAAGCACCTGGCTACGGCCATCGGGCCGAACCTGGCGGTAGCGGAAATCGAATGGGAGAACTACGAACCCATCGCCGTGTTCCCCATCCCCAGTGACCGGCTCACGATGCAACTTCACCAGTCCAACGAGGTGCGCATCGTCACCCAAGAGCAACGGCTGGGGATGCCCGCGGCGACGCCGAAGTTCATCGTACACGTGCCGGACTCGGTGAGCGGGTCGCCGCTGGCGAAGTCGCTCTCCGAGGCCCAGGCGTGGATCTGGCTCATGAAGAAACTGGCCCTCGCGGACTGGGCGATCTTTTGCGAAATCTTCGGAATGCCGGTGCGGATCGGGAAGTACCGGCCCGCCGCTACGACCGAAGAAAAGAACATCCTCAGAACCATGCTTCAGAGCGTCGGGACCAACGCCTGGGCGATGGTCAGTGAGGGGACATCGATCGAATTCACGGAGTCGAGCCAGCGGGGCATCGCCCCATACGAGGCGCTGCTCAACTTCTGCAATCGGGAAACGGCGGTGGGCTGGCTGGGCGGCAACCTTACGACCGAAAGCACCGGCGTGACCGGCGGGCTCGCGGCGGCGGTAGTGCAGGACGCCGTCCGCGACGACATCCGCGACGACGACATCAAGAACGAATCGGCCACGGTGGGCAAACAACTCATCACCCCGATGGCGGCGTTCAAGTATCCCGGCCGGGACGTGCCGTTGCCCACCTTCCGGAGGGTCAAACCGGAGACGGTGGATCGGCAGAAGGAGGCCCTGCTGCTCCGCGCGGCGCAGGGCGCGGGCGTGCAGGTGCCGAAAGCCTGGGCCTACAAGCGGCTGGGGATACCCGAACCGCAAGAGGGAGATGAGGTGCTGGAGCCGGTAGATGCGTTTACCGCGGGAGTGATGGAAGGGAACCCGGAGGAAGGGACGTAGGGACTGGGGGACGAAGGGACGGGGTAATCGGAGCCCCGGCGTTCACGCCGGGGGGATTCCTCCCCGCGTGAATGCGGGGGCTCGGGCACTGCGGGGGCTCGGATGGAGCGCAGCGACGAATGTTGAGGACGCAGAAGGCCGTGATCGCGAACTTGGACCGCACCAGCGGCGGGCACATGCGGCGGGCCGCGAAACAATACCGGGCGGGCGTGGTGGAACCGTTGGTTGAAACGTTGAAGGGTTCGCAGAGCGCGGAGCAAGCCTTGCGGATGCTGAACGCGGGGTTGTTTCGGCGGATGGATAGCGCGGCGCTGGAGACGGCGGTCGCGGATGCGAACGTGCAGAGCGCGATGATCGGAAGAGCGTCGGCGTTGCCGACGAAACGCAGAAACGGATGAAGACTCTGAATGCCCGTATCGGTGCTAACCAAGGCGGACTTCACGCCGCGACCGGCGACGGAGGCGGCGGGGCACTTCGCCAAGAAGGTGGCGCTCACCCACGAGGCATTCGAGTTGCTGTCGGCGGAGGCCAAACGCCATGCCTTCCGCGTGGCCACGGTACACAAGGCGCGGATGATTCAGGACATCCGCAACGTGGTGGAAAAGGCGATCGAACAGGGCACGGATTGGTCGGCGGTGCAGCGGGAACTACTCAAGAAATTCGACACCGAGGGCGTGCCCAGACCGGCGCTCTATCGACTGCGGGCGATGTTCCAGCGGAACACGATGGACGCATACAGGGCCGCGCGGCGGGAAGTGCTCGACGAACCGGAGATAGTCAATTTCTTTCCCTATCGGATGTACTGGACGGTGGGGGATGGGACGCCGGGAGTCAACAACGTGCGGGCCACGCACGCGGCCCTGCACGGCAAGGTGTTCACCTGGGACGATCCGATCTGGGATGCGTATGTGCCCCTACAGGAATGGGGATGCCGCTGCACGTTCGTGGGCCTCACCGCGGGGCAGGCCAAGGCGCGAGGCGAGGTGATCGACCTGGCCTATGTGCGGACGCGGATCGCCGTGCCGGGAACGGAACGCAGGGGCATCGCGGAGAGGCCGGGGTTCGCCCCGGGAGAGTTTGATCTGCGGAACATCGAAAAGGAATTGCGCGAAGCGGTAAAGGGGATGATCGGCGAAGAAGGGACGTAGGGACGAGGGGACTGAGGGACGGAGTGACGACGATGCCGATGCCCAAACCAAACGACGGGGAGTCGCATAACGCCTTTGTCAATCGCTGCATGGGCGACGCGATGATGAATGGAGACTTTCCCGAAGGGGATCAGCGACGCGCGGTGTGCGAGCGGCAATGGAGCGAGCCGATGGCGATGAAGAGCGATTGTCGGTTGTCGATTGACGATTGTCGAATGGTCCTGCGGGCGACGGACTTCGCGGGTCAGGCGGAGACGATCGACGTGCTCATCGCACCGGACGGCGCCGTCAAGTCAACCAGTGGGGATTTCACCTTTGATGAGGAATCGTGGGCGGCGATCGACAAGGCTTTCAGCGAGCACAACACGATGCTCGTCATCGACTATGAGCATCAAACGCTGGGCGGGGACTACGCCTCGCCGGATGGAACGTCGCCCGCGGCGGGATGGGTGAAACTGAAGGGGCTGCGCTATGAGAAAGGCAAGGGGCTCGTCGCCTCCGTGGCGTGGACGGAGCGGGCCCGAAACCTGATCCGGGCGGGCGAATACCAGTATGTCTCGCCGGTGCTCATCGTGCGCAAGGCGGACCGCAAGGCCATCGGATTGCATTCCGTGGCATTGACTAACAAACCCGCGATCGAGGGCATGGAGCGTGTCGCGGCGAAGGACACGAACCAGGGACTTGGGGACGAAGGGACGAAGAAACAGGATGACAAACTGGCCGCCGGCCAGAGAAAGGACAGGGCTATGAATGAGCTGCTGCTCATCGGGAAGGATCTCGGCCTGGCGGAAGCCGACTGCAAGGTCGAGACCATTACGAACAAGATCGGCGAACTGAAGAAGCGGGCGGAGGCGGCGGACGCGCCGGGGGCGACCGTCAAAGCGGTGTGCAAGGAACTGGGCCTGCCGGAGAGCGCGGGGGCCGAGGCCATCAGTGCCAAACTCAAGCTCATGCACGAGGCGTCGGCGAACTCAGACAAGAACGTGGCGCGGCTCGCGGAGGTCGAAAAGCAGTTGACCGAGATCCGCGTCAACAGGCTGCACGCCATGCTCGAGGAGAAGGCCAAGATCAACGCGATCAACCCCAACAGCGACACCTACAAGGCGCTGAAGGCGTTGGCGACCAAGGACCCGGATAGTTTCGTCGTGATCGTGAACGGCTTGGAGCCGGTGATCGCTCCGGGGCGGACGACGCCGCCGGAAGGCGGGGCGAATACCGCGGCGGGCAAGGAAGATGAACTGATCGCCAACTCCGTGAAGGACCACAAGGGGGACTACGGCGAGGCGATCGTGGCGTTGCAGCGCGATCTGAAAAAACCGTACCTCGAACAGGGCCTGACCCAGAAAGCGGCCAACGCGGCCTGCGCCGCGAAGTATCCGAAGGTTTTCGCGGCCTGACGGCGTAGCAGAGCCTTGCAAGAAACAACAAACTAAACGCACTGCTCGGAGAGCAGTGGCACCATGAAAGGAATCACGGATGATCCAAGCGACTATCCTTCAAACCAAGAACTTCATAGCCGGTGCGGCGATCGACAAGAACAAGATCGTCATGTTCGGCTCGGATGACGATAGCGTCATCCACGCCACGGCGGCGACGGACAGGCCGGTCGGCGTGTCGTTGGCCGCTGCCGCCTCCGGGGCCCGGGTGGACGTTGCATTGCAGGGCATCGCGGAGGTGAAACTCGGCGGAACCATCGCCCGTGGGGGTGACGTGACATCGGGCGCGGCGGGCGTCGGTGTTGATCTGTCCGCGGCGGCGACCATCAAATCCAGTATCGGTCGAGCGATGGCCAGCGGCGACTCGGGAGACGTCATCCCCGTCAACTTGAACTTATGGTCGGCGACGACTGCGTAGTCGGGATCCCGGCGTTTGCGCCGGGTGGAATTCCGCCCGTCACCGCCCGCCATGAATGGCGGGGCTCGGGTAAGACGGGACTCGGAAAGAACACAGTTTGGGCGCGGCAGGAAGCCGCTCCCGTTTTCAGGAAGGAGCCAGTAAATGGCTGTACCCATTGACGTATCCTACGCGCCGGGATTGACCCGGATCGCGGTGGAGTACCAGAACAAACAACTCATCGCCGATCAGGTCTTGCCGCCGATGCCGCATTCGGCGAAGTCCGGCAAGTATAAGTCGTACAGCGTCTACGACGTGTTCGGCATCGAGGGCGGCATGATCGGCCCGACCTCGCAGGCGGACGAGCTCGATTACGACGTGAGCGAGACGTCGTTCGCTATGGATGACTTCGGCATCGTCGGCTGGGTCTCACAACAGGCGATCGATAACGCGGACGCGCCGGTGCAACCCATGCAGGCGATGACCCGCAAGGTGACCAACAAGGTCCTCCTCATCCGGGAGCGGCGGGTGGCGCAGGCGGTGCTGAACACAAGCAACTTTGCCACGGCGAACAAGGCAGACGTGGCGGGCGCGTGGGTAAAGACAGCGCCCACGTTTGACATCTGGTCGGCGCTGCGCGTCGGGCTGGATGCGTGCCTGGCCCCACCCAACGTGTTCGTCGTGGATATCAACACTTTCAGGTCGATGCAGTCGAACACGACCATCCTGGCGGCGATCAAGGGGACGCTGGCGCCGCAGTTCATTGAGCAGGAGGTTGGTCCGGCTAAGACCGGGGCGCCGAGGATTTCCGACTCCGTGTTCTGTCCGGCACTGGCCCAGGCGCTGGGCGTCGATCGCGTGTTGATCGGCTCGGCCTGGTATGCGAGCAGCAAAAAAGGGCAGACGCTGACCAGAGCTCGCGTCTGGGATTTGCCCAACGCGACCAAGGGCGGCGCCGCCTTTCTGCGTGTGGCCCAGGACCAGGTCGAGGACGTGGTCTGGGGGATGCAGTTGATGTGGAAGCAACCGCTCCGGGTCCTTACCTGGTTCGATCCGAACCGAGGGGCGGACGGCAGTACGGCGATCAAGGTTGTCGAGACGACGAAGGTCGTGCTGGTGGCCAACGACGTGGGTTATCTGTTCCACGACACGCTCCTGACGTGATGACGGTCGGGGTCGGTTGCGGGCCACAGGGGTGATGGCCTGACCGACCGCGGACTACCGAGCCCCGGCGTTCACGCCGGGCGGGATTCTCCCCCGCATGAATGCGGGGGCTCGGATATGGCGGGGTTCGGGCCGAGCGACGCGATGAGCTACATCGTCAACCAGGACATCGTCGACCGCGTGGGCAACGACCGGGCGGTGCAACTGAGCAGCGACTCGGGCACGGCGGTCAATACCAACGTGCTCGACGAGGTGCGGCTCAGCAGCGAGGGCGAGGTTAACGGGTACCTGGCGAAGCGGTACGCCGTGCCCGTTGATCTCACGGCCCACCCGGACCTGGACGCCACGCTGTCGGGATTCACGTTGGATATCGCGGTGTACCGGCTGATGCTCCGCCGGCCGCCGGTGCCGGAAGACATCCGCCGGGCGTATGACAATGCGGTGAAGTGGCTGGTGGCGGTGTCGAAGGGCGAGGTAATTCTGCCCGCGGATACGCCGCCGGCGTCGGCAACGGCGGACGCCCCGACGATTGACTGGGGGAGCAGCGAGCAGAACGCGGCGATGCTCCGGGATCTGTGATCGCGGACCGGAGCCCCGGCGTTCACGCCGGGGGAATTCCCGCCCCGCATGAATGCGGGGGCTCGGGTACGGCGGGGCTCGGGCACTGCGGGGGGTCGGACGGAACGTAGTGATGCATGGCGATCAACATCCGGACCAGGATCGTGGTGAGCGGACCGGCGGGCGATCTGGCGGAGATCGGACGCAAGATGCGCAATCCGCGGCCGCTGCTACGCGCCGTGGGACTAATGGGCTTGCAATCGGGGGTGGTACGGCTCAACGACGTGCTGGGCAAGAAGAGCAAGGACGCGGTGCGGACGGGATTCTTGGCGGCGTCGCTGCATCTAGGCAAGGCAGACAACGTGTTCGAACTGGGGGACTACCAGATCGAATTCGGGAGCAATCTGCCCTATGCGGCACAAAGGCAGTTCGGTGGCCCGATCTATCCGACCGAGGGGCACAAGGCCCTGGCGATCCCGCTGCCAGTGGAACTGAAACGGGCGAAGTTATGGCCGAAAGACTTCGAAAAAGGAATCTTGCACTTCGTGCCGGTGAATCGAGGCAACCTCATCGGGCTGCTCGTCGACGCGGGCGACGAAGAAGAACGCACGGACAAGCGAGGGCGCAAGCGTACGCGGGTCGTGAAGCGGACGCCCTACGGACCCGGTCCGCTGTTCGCATTGGTGCGCGAGGTGTGGCAAGAGGGCGACCCGTTCCTGTACTTCAGCGACGAGGACGTGCGGGTGATTAACGAGGAACTGTGGCCGAAGTTCCTGAGAACAGGGACGTAGGGACCGAGGGACGTAGGGACAAAGGACAAGGTGAAACATGATACCGATTGAACTTGGCAACCACGCGGCGGGGAGCGTTCTGGACTTCATCTGGAACACCTATCTCGCCGCCGGTTCGTACACGCGATCGACGAACGGGACGATCCGCGTCTACAAGGGCAACGACGTCGTCCAACTGGCGGACGGTGATGCGAACGACGGCATCACGGACACGGAGGACTTCGACGCCGTTACCGGTGTGCACCACTGCCGGATCGACACCTCCGTAAACCCGACTTTCTATGCAGCGGGGAACGATTTTAATGTGGTCGTGGCCGGGATGGTGGTCAATGGGTACACATTCAATCTCTGCATCGCCCGGTTCTCGCTGGAAAAGGGCTTTGACAAGGTCGACGCCGTGAAGATCGACGGTCTCGCGGCGGCGGCGACAAAACTCAAGACGGCCCTGGGGACGGAGGTCACCGGGGCGGCGGCGGCGGGGACGCTGTCCACGACGCAGATGACCACGGGCCTGACGGAGACGAGAGACGATCAGTACAACGGGCGGACGCTGATCTTCACCAGCGGAGTGCTGACCGGGGTGAGCACGGTGATCCAGGACTATAACGGAACGAGCAAGATGCTCACCTTCACGGCGGTGGCCACGGCGCCGACGGCGGGCGATGCGTTCATCATTGTATGAGAAAGTTCAAAGTTGAAAGTTCAAAGGTCGAAAAGGCTTTTTGAACTTTGAACTTCGATCTTTGAACTTCGGAGCGTAGCGACGCATGAGCACGCTTTCGGCCATCAGCAGACTCGCATCCCACGGGACGCCGATTGCGGCGATGACCGGCGTCGCCGTGCACGACGGGTCGCTGGCGTCGCTCACCGAGGCGTGGATCGTGGAACGGTTGCAGACGCTGAGCGTGTTCGCGGACGCGAAGATCGAGCCGTTTCCGGGGACGAATGCGGCGTCGGGCGAGAAGCTGGTGGAGGAAATGCTGGCCCACCGACGCACCTACATCGCCGTGCTCTTCGAGAGCGACCGGGCGATCGAACTGGAAGAGGGTCAGCAGGACTATGAGTCGACCTACGCGATCTACGTCACGGTGCAGAACGCCCGGCCCGCGGCGGCGAGAAAGGGTGACGGGCGGACGCCGGGGACGAACCTGATGCGCGATCTGCTGCGCAACGCACTGCATAACCAGGAAGTGAACCTATCCGCCAACGGGTTCTGGGCGGGCCGGGCGGAGTTTCGGGGAGTGACGGCGGTCTTCCAGCGGGCGGACGCCTTCATCATGCGGGCGGAGTTGGTGGTGAGAGAAGCCGCCGCAGCGTAGCGGCGGAGGGACATAGGGACTGAGGGACGAAGGGACGGAGGCACGAAGGGATAGACGATGGCGAACAAACGAACAATCCTGGTTCAGGGATTGAGTCTCAATGCAGTGAATGTGGGCGGGTTGGCGTCACTGGGATTCAGTGGGGCCTTCAAGACCGTCCCCGGACGGGCGGATGGAGCACTGGGCATCCAAGAGGTGTCGCGCCACGGGCAGAGCGTCGATTTCAATATGAGTTGCGCCGACGTCACGAACGTCAACGCCCTCCTGGCGGCGGTGAAGGCGGATACGACCTTCTATGTCAAGGAATCAGGGTTGGCCACATGGCATAAGTACATCCTACCCGATACGACGGCTTGGATCGTTCTGAATCGAATGAGCCTTTTGCTCAGCGGGAGTGCGGACGGCCAACTCGATCTCAGCGGGAAGGTGAGCTTCGTCGATGGCAGCAAAACCCTGGCCGGTGCGCTGACCCTGACGGGCGCTTTCGCGACGGACCCGACGATCGTCCATCCGATCCGGCTGGGTTATCCCAACGCCGTCTCCTTCAATCCCGGCTCGACGATTGCGCCGCTACACACCCAAAAGGTGTCGCTCACGCTCACGCGTCCGGTGAAGGAGAGCACGGGGGATAACGACATCAGCGAGGTGGTCGACGCCCTGGAATGGGATTTACTCGACGTGAACTGGACATTTGTGGATGCCAGCGAGACGAACGGATCACACATCGCGGCTTCCCTCCTGGCCGCGAGCTACGGGTTTATGACCGTCCCATGCGTGCAATTGGGCGGGCAAACGCCGGCCAAGACGCTGACGGTGAACAATGTGCTTTGGACGGGCATGGAACAGCGCGAGGGGAAGGACCACACGGAGTTCACGATGAAGGGGCAGGCGGGATGGAGAAGCGCGGCGGGCGTGGATTACAAGATGAACGCGGCGACGAAACTGTTTGGGTTTGCGTAACCCCGAGCCCCGGCGTTTACGCCGGAGTAGGGAAGTTCAAAGTTGAAAGTTCAAAGTTCAAAAAAACGACGTCTTTGCACTTTGCACTTTGAACTTCGGAGCGTAGCGACGGATGGCGGGTGAAACGACAACTCGGTTGACGATGTTCGCCGAGGCGATGGGGTTCGACTCCACCGCCAGCTCGGCGGAGCTCCTTGCGGCCGCTCTGAAAAGGCTCGGCGAAACGACGGAAGCGCTGCAGACGGCGCGGACTAGCGGAGCGGTTGGTGAGCTACCTCAGCTCATGGAGGACGAGCAAATCCTCCGACAGTACATTGCCGAGCTCACGCCCGCGCAACAAGCACAGGAAGAGCTCAATCTCTCCACGCGCAACTTCGTCGGATTGATCCGGCAGGTCTCGCCCGGACTGGCGTTCTATGTGGAGGGCCTTTTCCGAAGCGTTCACGTCGTTGGACAGTTGGCCAACAAGAACCTCGAACTCGGGAGCGCCCTGAAGGGCGCGGGGAACTTCATCAAGGAAAACGCCGCAAGCCTGGCGCTGCTCGGCGCGGGTGGGGCGGTGGTCTTCGGCATCAACGCGATCACGGGCGCCTGGGAGCAAATGCGAAAAGAAGGCGAAAAAGTCGCGGAGATGCTCAAGAAGCAAGCCGAGGCGGCCAACAAGTTGCGCGAGGGGCAGGATGAACAGCGCGGGGGCATCGCCAAACTCTCCGATGCCCGCCGCGAAGGGAGAATGAGCGCCTCAGAAGAGACGAAGGCGCAACAAGAGGCGGAAACGATCGGCAAACGTTTCGGCGGCGAGGGAGGGCTGGACAAAGACTCCATCAATAAGGCGGAAGCCCTGCTCGCCGGGAAGGGCTTTTCAATTGATGAGGTGGCCCGGGCGGTCTTCCTGATGCAGACGCCGGGCGCGGAAGGGAAGCCTATGCTCGAACTGGACCCACGGGCTTCGGCTGCGCGGCTTCGAGCGGCGTTTGAACGGGCTTCGAGACGCTATCAGAAACCGGTCGAAGCGTTCTTTGCGGAAAGGCCGGAGGTCGCCCAGGAAAGAGCCAAGGAAGCAGTCGCGCTCCTGACATCCGCGAGCGACGTGGGAATGAATGTTCCCATCAAGGAATCTATTCAGGGTCTTCCCGGAAAACTGGCGGAGGGGATGGACCCCGATCGAGCGGCGGCGATCGTTGCGGGATTGAAGGCGAAGAAAGGGCAAAGGGGATCCAACGTTGAGTGGGGTTGGTGGAGAGACCTATCTGGAATGGGGGAGGAGATGCTGGCGACGCAGTACACTCCATTCTCCGATCTGACGGCTAAGGCGAGGCTCCTGGAAAACGAAGGCTTTGCCAAGGACGTGCATCCCGCGGAGATCAGAATAGGGGAGATCATCCTTCAGCAGTTGGAAAAGATGGAAAAGAGGCAGAACGTGACGGTCAACTACACCGAGGCCCATCGGAAGATGATCGTCCCCGGCCAGCGGGCGCGGGAGGAGGCGAGCATGAACGGGGCGGCGAGGGCGCGGTTGGCGGAGGAATAGACCGGAGCCCCGGCGTTTACGCCGGGGGAATTCCGCCCCGCATGAATGCGGGGGCTCGGGCACTGCGGGAGCTCGGATGGAGCGACGATGGGCACGACGCCGCGATTTGGAGGGACGAACGGAGTTGACGAGCTGGACCTCGGCCAGGCGGGCGGGGCGCGGCGAGCCAACAATCTGGCCTTCTACACCGTGCAGGTACACGAAGGTCCGGACCGGGCGGCGGTGGTAGATCAGAAGATCGTGCAGCAGAACGTGGCCTTCGAAGACAACCTGGGCTTCGAGCAGGCGCGGATTGTATGGTCGGGGACGCTAAAGGTGAGCAGCGACGCGGTGCTGGGGGCGATCGTGAGCGACCTCAATCGGACCAAGCACGGCAGCGCTCGAGTATCGGGGGCGCTGGCGGCACCGTCGCCGGGGGCGATGAAGCCGACACAGTTGGTGAACTCCTTCGGACGGACACTCTCCAACAACGCGGTGCTGGAGGACTGGAGTTTCGACGGGCCGGTGAAGGCGATGTCCGGGGGAGGGGCGTTTACGTTGATCGTGGGGTTGAGAGTCGTTTTTAAGATGCTCGGATGAACCGGAGCCCCGGCGTTTACGCCGGGGGAATTCCCCGCCCCGCATGAATGCGGGGGCTCGGATGCGGGGGTCGGACGGAGCGGAGCGACGCTGTGCCGCCGTTGATTGATCGTACACGTATTCAGCCCATCGAGCGCCTGGTGCGGAGCGAGATGCAGCCGATGTCGCTCTCGCGGACGCCGCCGGCGGTGTCGCTGTACCTGGAGAATAACTACCACGAATTCGTCCTGGCCACGGACATCGACTGGTCGGGGATCAACCTGCAACTCGACGCCCAGGACGATACGGCGACGCTGATCCTGCGAGCCCTGGACGCGAGCAAACTGCAAGGACCGGGGGCGATCGGCACGCGGCACCTCAAGCACATCCTCGACGATCTCAATCCCGACAAGCGGGTGCGGATCGCTATGGGCATGGGGGCGGACGCGCCGATCTTCCTGTTCCAGGGCTGGCCCATGAGCCGCACGCCGTCGTGGAGCGAAAAACACCAGGCCCTGACCTGCACGTGCCTGAGCGAAGGACAGGAGCTACTACGCAGCAGCAGGAACATGCAGATTGTGGGGCGGACAATCCGTTACTCCTCGATCCCGGTCGGGCCGGGCGGTGACATCCAGTTGGTAGACGTACAGACCGACCCGCCGGTGTTTAACGCCAAGGGGAAACCCAATCGAATCGCTCGGGAAGAGTTCCTGATGGTCCAGGACGCGGACGGCGGCGGCCATGTGGTGTTCGTCTTTACGACCGATGCGGCCCCGAGGGCAGAATTCTGGAACGCGGCCAACGCCTTGCGCTACGTCGTATGGCGTTACGTCGTGCAAGCCGGGCGTGGCGCAGTCCGAGCGGTGAATGCAACGGCCTTCCTGCTGGACACAGATCAGTTCGCGAACATGGACACGACGGCGGAGGATTCGGGCGATCCCTTCATCCGCAAGATGGCGGCGCGGATCAACAACGTGTCCATCCAGGCCATGAACGCGGAGCAGGCCATCGGGGCGATCTGCGCGGCGGTGGGGCTGCACTTTCACCTCGACTTGCGGGCCGACGGGTGGCAGAACCCGCAATTCTATCTGCGGGTGTTCGCGGCCCTGGAGAATGAAGGCCACGAACAGAACTCGCCGCAGAGCCGGAACATGGGCATTCCGCGAATATTGGACCTCCCCCGTGATGCGCCGTTTGCGGACTACCGCGGACTCACGCCCGCGGACATCGCGGGGCGGAATGAGGCGCGGCAGGCGCAATTGGTTCTGGATGATCGGGCGGTGAACGCGCCGGCCTTCCTGGGCGGGGCGAAGGAGTTTCAGGTCGCATTGCTGCTACGGCCCGGATGGTTGCCGCATCCGCCGTACGTCGACAACGTCGTTTCGACTGACGATATTTACTCGCCCGAACAGATCAAGGCATTCTTTGAGACGGCGCTCGGAAAGTGGGAAGACGCCTTCGGATACGAGGACGCGGTCGACGATTTTAGGCCGGACCTCGGCCAACCCAACAGCATCTACAACGCCAAGGATCCGCTGTTCTATACGGTGGCGGACGTGTGGCGGCTGTGGGTCTTCCCCGACGACGAAAGCTACGTTGTAGAGACGCCCGAGGAATTCAGCTCGCCCTACGCCCGGCAAGCGCCATGGGACAATCCGGAGCTTTGGAGCCCGTACAGTAACACCCAGGATCGGCACCTGGTCTACGCGGAGGGGGATCTGGGTGGGTCGGTGCCGATCGACGAGGTAAGGCGGTGGAGCCCGCACCGGAGGCCGTTCCTCCCCACCATTGGGCGAATCAATCTGGCGACGAGTTCGAGAGAGCCGATTGTATGGCTCAATTTTCACGCTACGAACCCCCACACGGCCCTCGCGGACCTGAACTGGGTCCGCTACACCGGGAACCCGAAAATTGACGCCAAGCGGGCGGCGATCTGGTTTCCCGACGACAACCTGTGGGCCAGCCCCAGCCTCCGCGAAAACCCCCACGACGACTATTCGGGGATGATCCCGGCCTACTTCGGCTTGCAGAATGACGGGAGCTTCGGGGCCCCACACTTCTTCGTGGCGATTACCTGCACGGTGCGGGGGGACGTGCGGATGGTGAATGAGCCCCTGACCTTTGGAAATTCTATCGCCCGGCAACGGACGCAGACGATCGACCTGGGGTTTGAGCGTTTCGTGAGCCGCAAGACGATCGCCCCGCCAATTGAGTTCCCGTCGATGGCCCAGGATGAGACCGACCCGGCGTTCAAAGACCGCGACGACACGGATGCATTCAACAAGCATTGCAACCGGGTGGTGGAGGCCACGGCGCGGCAGACGGTGAGCGGATCGTGGGAAGCGCCGTACGTGAAGACCGACGTGCGGCTGGGGGATTCGTTTTCCGGGGTGGATGGACTAGGGATCGCCTTCGGGAGTTACCCGGAGTGCGTGGCCGTCGAGTTCAGCAAGGACGAGAAGGCGGGATACAGGACGGTGTATCACCTGAGCGATCTGCGGCATGCGCCGGAACTGGGTGCTGAATGACGAATGGCGAATGTCGAATGTCGAATGGGGTGCCGTCACATCCTTATTCGACATTCGACATTTGCCATTCGACATTGAGAACATGAGCCGATGCGGACTCCCGTAAAACTCAGAGTGCCTTATCCCGCCGACGCGGACGCCGGGGACGCGCTGCAGGTCTTCAGCGACTTCGGCGTGGTGCGGGCGCGGACGCTTCCGGCTCCCCACGGGGTCCCGCAGGGATCGCTCTCGCCGGTGGATCGGACGCGGCCGCTGCTCAAAGCGGGGGCGGGGCTCTTCGTCGGGGCGTTGGAGCGATCGGAAGGATTAGGCTCGGAAACCCTGGGAGAAACCGTCCCGGAAACGACGTTGGCCCAACCGCCGCGGGCCTATGGGCTGGGCGATGAACTCCTGGGGGAGACGCCGTGCGGAGAGACCTTCTCCTACCGGGAGATCACGGTGCACGTGCCGCCCGCGTTCGGGATGCACCGCTTCTCCGTGCAGTTGCTGGACGAGGCGGGCAATCCACAAGGGGCGACGCCCGTGGAACTGGAAGCCTTTGTGAGCAGTGAGGAGCCACCGGGGATCCACGAGTTTGCGTTTTCATCCTATGACGCGGGCAATGACCGGCTGACCTTCAGCCTGAGCAAGAACAAGGAGTAGAGCATGGCCAGTCCAACGTTTCCAGCACTCAGTGACGCCGAGGGCGACGCCCTTTCCGACGTCGTCGATCCCAAGACCGGGATCCGGCATTGGAAAAAGGGGGCGACGAAGTTTGACGCGCCGAGCGTCTTCACCCGCTACCAGCAACTGCACGAGGCGCTGTTCGAGCTCATCAGCCGCCTGGGGGGAGCGTGCATCAAGGTCGGCGGGCTGAACGTCGGCGTATTCACCCTCAATTATCAGATCGGGGCGACGGAGAAAGTCTTTGCGGGAATCGCCAGCCAGGCCCTCTCGCCGAACGTCACCAGCTACCTGTATCTGGACAGCGATCAAACGCTGAAAATCAGCACCACGGCGTGGCCGGGGACGGGGCATTTCAAGATCGCCAAAGTGTTCACCAGCGGCACGGAGGTGACCACGATCCTAGACGTCCGGATGCGAAACTTCCAGATCGACATCGTCAACGCCTGGTGGTCGGTGATCGCGGGCGGGGACGTGGACGTAAATGGCAAGGCGCTCAAAGGCGTCGGCCAGCAATGGTTCTCGGCCTCCACGGAACTGACCCTGGCGTCGGATGCGATCACGCCCACGCAGGCGGTGCACAGCGTGGACACGCAGGCAGACGCGGCGGCGGATGACCTGGTCACCATCACCGCGGACGCGGCCAAGATCAACCGGCTGGTCATTCTGCGCTGCGAGAACGCGGCGCGGGTGGTCACGATCAAGAGCACGGGGAACATCAAACTTAAGCACGGCAACCTGGTGCTCGACGACGTGGAGAAGTTCATTCTCGCCATGCAGATCACGGCCACGACGTGGATCGCCGAGCCGATGAACTTCGCCAGCTTCGGACCGCTTCTGCAGGACTTGGATTGCAACCTCAAAACGCTGCGTAACATTGGCGTGCTCGCAGTCAAAAACATGGGTACTCGCGTCATTGCGACCGATGCCATCACGGTGGCCGGCACTTTTCATCGCCTTGTTCCGGAAAGCGGATACACCGACGATCTGAAGACAATCAATGGAGGGGAACAGCACCAGCTGTTACTCATCACCCCAAACTCGGGGCTCTTTGACATCACCATCTATGACTGCAGCGCGTCGGGCGGAAACAACATCTTCCTGAGCAAACCAGGCAGCACTGTGCACTTGGCTGATCCCACTGATTGGCTCCTACTTTTCGAGGACGTTGGCAATTGGTCAGAGATCGCCCGCTCGAAACATCGGCTGGATGACCTGGTCGGCACGGGGCAGGTAATCCCCCTGGCGATCGGGCCGTGCCATTATCCGGGCGCGTTGACGATCAACCAGGAAACCTGGGACTACCTCGCCCCCTTCCCCTTCAAACTGAAGCGGGCCCGGGGCCGGGTGCGGACCGCGCCGACCGGGGGAAGTTGCGTCATCGACGTGCTCAAGAACGGGGCTTCGGTCTTCGCGGCGGACGCCAACGCCATCAACATCGCGGACGCCGCGCTGGAGGATAACTCCGACACGATCGACGTGGACTTCGCCCAGGGGGATCGGATCTCGGTGAAGGTGAAAGCGGTGAACGGGGCGGTGAGCGCCACGGTGAGTTTCGACGCCTGGACCCAGGCGAGCACGGCGGCATAGGAGCGGACGAAGGTTGCACGGTTCAAGGGTTGAAGAGTTGCAGGGTTGCAGGGTTGCAGGGTAGCGGATTATGCCAATTTACCTTCCTTCAGGTGCAGAAGCGACGCCGATCTCTCCCACGCCGGATGCAGCGTGGGAGGATACTTCGATCCTCGCCAGGGTGAAATGCTCGACCTCGAAGCGCTCCTTGGCGATGACGACGGTGTCGTTCACCGACAGCAACTGGTCGAACAAAGACATTTTATTCCGCCAGTGGATCAACGAACTTGTTCCCGGGCGGCTAATCCTCGGAGGCTACTACTTCACGGGTCAGTGCCGTGTGTACCAGCCCGATCTGATGAACGGAATGTTCCTCACGTTCGGCATTCGTATCCTCGCGGGGAACGGCACAGATGTACGAAAAACGCTTGTCCCCGTGACGAGTGACAATCTACTGGCTCCGAGCGACGTACTCACCAATCGCTCGTGGGGCGTCACGGCGGCGTCGGGTAACTACACGACGCAAGCCGGTGATTGCCTGGTTATAGAAGGTGGGATGGGCGGCAATCCTGATGAGATCGGACCGCCGGTGGGGTATCCCAACCACTCGTCGAGCATGAGGTTTGGTGATGCGAGCGAAACCGATCTGCCTCTATGGGACAACAGCCAGAGCGCCGATTACTGCCCCTACATAATACGGTTAAATCAAGAGTATGAAGAAGATATTCTGACATTCGTTTCCGCCGGGTGTGAGTGGAAACGCCATTGCGAAAATTTGATTGTCGAACCACCCGTGGCGGTGGCTTACTAGGAAACCAGCCGTCCGTTGCGACGGCGAAAACAAAGGAGACGTACCATGAGTTACTATCTAGGTCGACAAAAGTTCACCCCGGCGGCGCTTGACGCGGCCTTGCACGTCCTGGCATCGGCCTCGACCCGCGCCGCGCTCTGCGAAGTCGAGATCAGCAGCGGCGCTACTCCGGTCGAGCAGACGGGCGAGTACCAGATTCAGCGCACGAGCACGACGGGGACGACGCCGGCGGGAAACACCACGGTGGTCAAAAGGGACTCATTCAGCCCCGCGGCCGGGTGCACCTTCGGGGGCGGAGGGTATACGACTGAACCCACCCCTGGGGATGCTCTCTTGGACATTTCCGTCCACCAGAAGGCGAGTTTCCGATGGGTCGCCTATCCGGGAAGGGAGTTGTTGACCACTCCCGCGGCGAGCGCGGGGATCGCGCTGAGCGTGATTCAGCAAAGCGCCGCGTTTTCGATCAACGCCTCCTGCATGTGGCTGGAGTAGGCTGGAAGGAGGGCGCTCGTGTTCGAGCATAGTTCTCCACACGCGGCGGGCGTGGTCATCGTTACGGACCTCGACCGCAACGAAACGACTAGGGATACCCAACAGTGCGTTCACTGCGGGGCGCATTGGGTCATGGTCAAGGGATCGGGCAAGCCACATGTTTTCTGCCAGAAGTGCGGCGGAAATACATGCAGCAACCCGGCCTGCCTGAGCGTGTGCTACCCCGAAAAAAAGCGACATGATGACGCCCTGAAGCACGGGCAGTTGATCTGGCCTGGGCAATAGGAGCCTGACGCTTGTACGGAACGATGTGGCAATACCAGGCCTGGGCGCGATCGCCGGATGTTCCCAGCGGGACGATCCCAGGCGCCATCGAACCGTTCCTGAGCGAGTTATCTCCCGAGGTTTTAGGATCATTCGATGCGCCATTCGCCGTTTCGGCAGTCGAGATCGTTAAACTGCCCGGGGGCGCCGAACCTTACCTGGAAGAATTGCTTCCCCCAACGCTCGGCTTCTTCGAGCGGGCGGTGGACCGCGCCGATCTTTACCAATCCTGGTCACAGCCAGGATTCGTCGTCTTACCACCGTTGACCGCGCCGATTGACGAACGGTGGCTTTTCTTCATTCCCCGCGATGAGAGGGCTTTCGATCAACCTTGGAACGTCCAACATCCAAAGGCCGACGGTCTTCTTCCGGCGGAGGTTCTGGGGTTCTTTGATCGTCCTCTTCACGATGGGGCGGTTGTCGTCTACCAGTCCTGGTCACAGCCGGAGTCGGTCCCATTGGCGATGCTTGCCGCGCCGATCGACGAACGGTGGCTTTTCTTCATTCCCCGCGATGAGAGAACCTTCGATCAACCTTGGAACGTCCAACACCCGATCGCCGAAGACATTCTTCCGGCGGAGATTCTGGGGTCGTTTGATCGTCCTCGCCTGGCGGGGGCCGTGGGGGGCGGTCCGGCCATTCCCCTCTTCATGCATACCTATAAGCAACGGAGGGTCGCCTGATGTTCCTCAAGCAGTCCACCGCGGTTGTGATCTGTTTCGGACCGTTCCTAGACAAAACTGACGGTGTGAGCCTGAAAGCGGGTCTGGCCGGTGCATTGGATCATGCCTCGACGGGGATCATGCTTTCGAAGAACGGCGGCGCATTGACGATCCGCCACGCCACGGTCACGGCGAGCACCTACGACGCTCACGGCTGTTACCGGGTGACCTTGGATGAAACGGACACGGATACGTTGAAAATCCTCCGCATGATCTACACGGATGCCACGACGTGCCTGCCCGTCTGGCAGGATTTTCAAATCGTGGCCGCAGTTCCCGATGTGCCGGAGATAGTCGACTCCGTGCTCGACGCACTGGCCACCCAGAAGACCACGATGAATCGGCAGACCGGAGACATCACCGCGTATAAACCCGATTTGACGACACCGCGCGGAGTACGGCGAATCACGGAGGTCGATCCCCTCACCCAGGCGTTGATACCACAATGAGCCTGCTGCTGGATCAATATCTGCGGACGTGCGACCCCTTCCATTTGGGGTTTACCTCCCATGAGCTTCTCGGAGCGGGGTATGCGCTGACGGACGGGACGGTCTTTCCGTACCCGGCGGGCGGAACCATTCTGCGGCGACGACGGCTCTATCCCGACGTGGGGCCGTGGTCGATCTGCGGCTTCGCGCGGCCCAACGACGAGGTGGTCTTCAATATGACCGGCTTTCCGCATGAGGCGAACGGGGCCTTTCAATATCAATCGGCGATCGTGCTGGGCAACGGATTCACCGGACCGTTCACCGAGCCGGTGCGGGTGGACTTCGACGGATCGCGGACTCGGATCACGCCGCCGCTGCCGATGTTCCCGCGGCACGTGGCGGCGACTCCGATGGCGGGGGGAAAGTTCCGCGTGTCGTGGGAGTACGACCCCCGTGGACAAGGGGCATGGCCCACGGACTTTCAGGTGTTCGCCGGTCTCGACGCGGGGAGCGTGGACTACAACACGCCGCTGACCGATTCGCTCACGGGGTTGGATGCGACGCCGGTGATCGGGGCGCGGCGAGGCTATGAGCTCACCAGCGGGGCGTTTGCGGACGGGACGCAACGGGTTTTCGTGGTGCGGGCGCGGAACTCGGCGGGAACGGCGGAGAAAAACACCTTCGCCACCAACCTCAAGAGGGCGCGGACCACGACGGCGTCGGCGACGGCCGTCGAGTTTGCGGGGCAGAGGAGACGGTAGATGAACGATCCGCAAAGCCTGCGGCGACGGGCGGAACGAATCCTGCCTGTCTCGGACTCCGGCGGTGGAGCGCAATCGTCCACGGCGCAGTATGCGCCCTTCGCTCCGCGGGTCATCGCGGTCCTCGACCACATCGACGGAGACGTGCTCTACTGGCAACGCATCCGTTACGCCAACCGCCGGATCCCGAAGGTCGGGGAATACACGCGGTTCGGGCCGATCGGCAAGGGTTACCCTCTGGAGACGGCGGAGACCTCCGACTATGAGAACGTCAAATGGGGATCGGCGGAGATCGACAAAACCACGACGCCGGTGTGGGCGACGTTCCGCCACGGGGCATGGATCATCGAATTGATGGGTGGCGGCGCGCCGATTCGGTTTGTGAGGATCGTCAATACGCTGCCGGAGAATAGCCCGAGCGCTCTGTGGCTGATCATTCAGCCAGTGAAATACGATAGGAAGGTAGGGTCGGCGACTTGGCATACGTGGATTGACGATCTTCCGCCTCCACCTCCAGTGACGGACCCGCCCACACCGCCGCCGGAACCCGTACTAGAGTACGCGGAGGTTTGGCCGAACTACACCGGGGCGCAGTATCTCCCCATGAAGTCGGGGAAAGAGGGTGATGTGCTGCCGGCCTTGATTCTGCCCGTGTTCGCGTTCGGCGGTTCCCAGTACGTCATGCAGAAAAACCGCTGGTTCATCGGCAAGCCCGCGCTGGGCGTGGCGGTTAGCGATTGCGCAGTGCCTTTGGTTCCCTGAGACAGGTATGGCTTGTCATTGTGTTAACTGGGCAACGGGCGAGCCGATGTGCATCGGGGTCATCGGAGATGGCAGCATCGCCCGTTGTCGTATGGAGTGCCGCCTTAGAGGAATGGGCGTACTGTGTCATAACGGTTTCGGCAATTGCAATGGGGACAATTGCTCCGGCGGCGCTTTGCTATGGCGAACGGTGCTAGATGCTTTGGTTACCGTGACTTGCATTGGAGATTTGAGTAGACAATGGTACGAGCTTGTCGGGCCGTTCTGGGTATGTAGTGATACCATCCCCACCACCCCGGCATTCCCTATCGGATTCACGTTTGAATTTGATATCGGTGTTTATTGTCATTACACCGTGGAAGTCGTAGGTTACTATGACTGGATACCTCACCTCAGCGGCGAAAGGGGTGGGCCGCAGGCTCGATGCTCGGTTCAAGGTCCACTCAAAACCCCCTGCTGTTATCCTGATCGTGCCCATGCGGAGATAACTCTGTGCGCCTTCATCGCGCCTGCGGAATGCCTACAGCGTTGCGGGCAGTTTTTCGAGGGGACAATATGGACAGATGACCCATGTAGGCTCACCGGCGACGCCAACCCCTGCAACATCCGCCCATGCTGTCGCCAACACTACCCTCATCCGCCGGATACCGACTACATGGGCGGATCGGGCGAGTATGGGCTCAGCGGGAAGTACTGCCGCAACGGGACGGCGGCCAACTGCGCCAACTGGGGCGGGCATCCGAACGCTGACGCCCGGAGTTGTTACGCCCCTGAATCTTGCGACAAGGAATGGCTGGATCAAAACCTTCATTGTGTGCGCGGCGATTGGATGGTGAGCTACCGACCCGCAAGCACGCCGCCGCTGACGAAACGGTGGATCGAGGGCAGCGCGGAGATCGTAAGCGAGAAACCCGAACGGGCGATGAGGCCCTTGGGCGGACCGCAGAATTGCACGAACCACTATGGCGACGTGGTCTATCCGATCGTTGAGCAGGGAGCGCCCATGAACGCGATGGGTTCAATTTGCGCGACCCGCGCCGTCGGATCGCGCGACCCCGACCACGCTTGCCGGCAGTACAACGCCCAAAATGTATGTCCGGTCTTCTATGGCCCGGATGGGAATGCGAGGTTTCGTTGTGAGTACCGCGTTGCTTAACCGAATCACCGATCCCGATGCCCGACGGCGGCTTGAAGAGGCGAAGGTAGCCGAGCCGCGACCTGAGCCTCTATCGATCGCACGGCCGGTCCAAGCCGATCCGCTCGATCGCTACCGGGTCCCGCGGAAGATCGTGGGATGGAGGCACATTACCGTAGGTTGTGCGAGTTGCCGCCAGGCGGAGCCACGGTGGTTGCAGCGAGAGATTCAGACGCCGAAACGATTCATGCGCCTGGCCCTCTGGTTTGCCAACTTGCTACCCCGCGCCGTGGAATTGTGGACGGCGCTGGTGGGCGGGTGCATACCGTGGGAGCAGTTCCAAGAACGTCAAGCGACATGCTCGGCGTGCCCGGACGCGGTGATCCACCTACGACTCCTCGAAGAAACCATGCGCGAGAAGCGATATTGCGGGGCGTGCAACTGCCCGAAGTGGTGGCTGGCGAGGCTGGACGTCAAGAACCAACTGCGCTACTGGCGTTGCCCGAAGCGCCGTCATGCCAATAGCGATCCTGACGCTACCTATCGGGTCTACGTCCTTGGCAAAACCGCCGAGGCACAGCGGGCCATAGTGGATGGAGGCGGAGGCGATGGAAGGGCAACCGAGATGACCATCGGGAGCCCGATTCGGATGACTTGACGAAGGCTTTTTGAACGGGGTTCGACGGGCGTTCGATGAACGTCCGAGGAGCGTCTAACGATAGTTGATTGAGCGGCGTTCGAAGGGCGTTCGATGACCCCCGGCCGCTCGGGTTTTTACAGGTGGGACCGGCCGCAACGTTGAGTCCTGCGTTGGGTCAGGTGCCGCATACCGGCTCGGCTGGCAGCGAGTTGCCGGGATAACCGGCTGACTCCAGCATAGGTTGGGCCTGTACATTACCCCGAGCCTCCGGTGGGTATTGAACGTTCGACATCCCCTCAAAGAAAATTTACGACCGCCCCCTGGGCGCTTCAAGCTAGGCAAGGATCGCCAGACATTGAAGTGCGCAGGGGGTGTTCGTGTTATAGCTCCAGCGCAGAACCACGCACTTCAGCGCAGAACCGAGGCGCTCCTTAGATCCGTGCTGTGCTGTGGCCGATACCGACGACGACGGAGACGTGGACCTGCGCGACGCAGCCGCGTTTCAGCGGGTGTTTGTGAAATCTGAAGACTGCCCGTGTGTGGA